TAAAAATGCCAGAGGAGGATGAAGAACCATCTCAATTCAAAACAATATATGAAAGTTCGATAGCATATCAATGGGCAACATATATATCAGCTTTTGCTATATTTTATAAAGACAATCCGAAAAAGAAACGTTATACACAGTTCATTATAAAATTGGGGCGAAAGAATGGAAAGTCATGTACAGTAGGCGTAACGTATATATTAAAATGTTTTATGGGGACACCAGGGGCAAAATATTACATTGCTGCACCTAAGTTGAAGTACGCAACGGAAGTATTAAATTCAATGCAAGAGATTCTTTTAGCATCACCCAAACTGTTATATTTCGATAAACAGATGACAAAAGCACGATTTAAGTTTGCCAAGGAAACAATACGTTATTCTAAGTATAGAATCGTATGTGAAGCTAGAACAAATTCTGTGGCACAGGCAAAAAAACATAGTAGCTTAGAAAGTTTAAAAAGTTCTTTATGTACAGTAGATGAAGTAGGAGGGCTGTCTGACACTTATACTATAGATGCCATGAGAAAAGCATCTGGAACCGTTAAGACTGGTGGCTTGACTATATTGATATCCACCGCATATCCTTCGCCTGATAATCCATTTGAAGCCGAAGTTGCATATGCTAAACGAGTTCTGGATGGTAATCATCCAAACCCAAATAGTAGTGAAAGAACATTTGCTTTGTTATATGAGCCTGATGAAGAATTAATAACAGGTCGAAAAAATAAATATGCTTGGCAGACGAATGATTTAATATTGCGACAAGCAAACCCATTAGCTGCGATTGACCCAGGATATATGGAGATACGTAAAGAATCAAGAGACCAAGCGATAGCGGCTGGTGATGGTTCATCAAGACAAGTAGACTTTATAACAAAGTATTGTAACATTTCATATGTAGGTTTAGGGTCAAACGGATTCGTTCCTTTAGAATCAGTTAAAGAATGCAAAGTTGACAAAATAGATTGGACAGGTAGAACTGTCTGGTTGGGGCTTGATTTAGCACAAGTAGACGATAATGCATCGGTTGTCATGATTGATTCTAACATTGAAGATAAAATAATTGCGCAATCACATATATTTATTCCTCAAGATAAGATAGAAACTAAATCAGCAAGGGAACATGTTGACTATAACCAATACATTAAGGAAGGAATTTGTACTGCATGTGGGACAGACGCTATAGCTTATGAAGAAATAGAAAAATACATTCTTGGGTTAAAAGCAAAGTACAAGCTTGGGGCAATTCTCGGGTTAACGTATGACGGATATGGGTCAAATTATATAAATCAACATTTAGTCGCTGCTGGATATACTACGTATAGGGCACAATATGGGGATTCAGCCATGACTCCTCCAACTCAATTTTTAAAGGCACAAATATTAAACAGGAGATTTGAATATGAAGAAAATCCTTTATTAGAGATAAATTTTCACAATTCAAGATGCATATATACCCGAACTATGGGATCACGTTTAGATAAAAAAGTGTCCACGGGGAAAATAGATATGGTTATGGCGTTGGTTTATGCTGTTATGGGAGTAATGAAATTAAATGAAACTATGCCAAAGGTAACAACAGGTGATGTAATAGTTAAAAGAAATACAGCGATGCAAGGATGGTAAATTAAAAGAAAGCATGTGATTATATGGGCATTGACGATTATACACTAAGTGGAGGGGTAGACTCCAGAGCAGAAGAGATATTATCTACAGGGATTAATGCTACTCCAGAATCCATACAGGGGCGAATAGCAGAACTTAAAAACAGGGATTATAAGTCAGATTTAGAATATCTCTTAGGATGGCAGGGAATAGAGTTCTTAGAACAGCGGCTTAATGTTCAGAGGACGTCAGAAGTGATTATGGGTTACCAAGAGGACTTAAGGAATGCGATAAGTGCACTTCAAAGCAGGCTAGACGCAGCGCTTAACGCTAAAGCGAACACATCAGATATAGAAGATTTAGACCTCACCATAAACAATGTGAACACGGTTATAGAGGGGCTTAGAAGTGCTATAAATGCACTTAGCACCACAGTAGAGGGAAAAGCGAATTCATCTGATTTACAAGCTTTAAATGAATCTCTAACTAATTTAAGTGAGCAATTATCAGCTTTAAGTAGCACTGTTGCTGGGAAAGCGGACGCGTCAGACATAGTAGTACCATCATGGGGGAATATAACTGGGACATTAAGTAGTCAGACGGACTTGAAGGATGCATTAGACGGCAAAGCAGATGCGTCAGATTTACAAGCTTTAAATACAACCGTTGATAGTAAAGCAAGCACATCAGACTTACAAGCTTTAAGTAGTGTTTTAGTTTCCCTCATAAATGAAAAAGCTGACCAAATAGCACTAGACGCTGTAAATACCACTGTTGAAGGGAAGGCCGACGCTCCTAAGACTTTCACAGCAACTTTATCGGCTTCAAGTTGGGGTACTACGAAACCATTTCGTCAATCTGTTACGGTTTCGGGGATACTTTCCACCGACGAACCTTTTACTGACATAAAGCTAACTGACAACGCTACCACAGCTACACAGGAACTTCAATCTTGGGGATGTGTTTCAGACATAAAAACTTCAAATAATCTGATATCAGTGGTATGTCTTGATAACAAGCCAACTGTTAATATGACTATTCGGATGCAGGTGATAAGGTAATGGGACAAGCGTTTATAGTAAGACGGGGAAGTTCAGGCGCTACTATTAATTTTAATAACACTTCGTTAGTGTCATGGCTTACTATACCCCCAACTAGTGCAGGCGTTAAAAATGGTGCATCAGTGTCTACTTCTACAAAGGCTGTTAATGCTGGCGGGGAGAATAGTTCCGGGCTATCGGGTAGCGTATTCGGAATTGATAAAAATTTAACAAAAACATCTTTCGAAAATTTAACTAGTCTAAAGAAAAATCACGTAGGCCTTGAAATGAACGGCTTAGCGGCTTTTGCTGGTGGGAGAAATAACGGAGCTAATTTTATGACTGTAGATGGCTTTAATCCTAAAACAGGCGAAAAAGTCGCACTTACTGGAATATATTATGCAAGGGGGAATATGGCAGCAGCCTCAAATGGAAAAGATTCAGCATTTTTCGGAGGAGACACTCGAGAAGGAGGCGTTTTTCGTACAGTAGATTGGTACACACATGATTATACACACACACATTTTGATTTAGATTATCCTGTTTCTAATGCAGCGGCTGGATCAATTGCTGGCAAAATTTTTCTTGCAGGTGGCTGGTATTCAAAAGGCCCCACATATTACAATTATGTACGGATATTTAATCCAGACGGTACGATGAGCACTGGTACAAATTTATCAGTGCCGCGTAAAAACCTAATATGTGTAACAATAGGGGACAGAAGAATATTATTTGTTGGCGGGGAAGATGCAAATGGTATCTTACGAAACGAAATAGACGTATACGGAAGTGACGGGTCAAGAAATACAGTGAAATATCTACAGAAAGGGATTACCGGCATGGTTGGTATGTCTTTTGAGGATTGTGCCATATTGCTTTGCGGGAGAACTATAAGTGGTGTTTCATCAAAAGCTTATATTATTGATGATAATTTGACAATAACTGAAATTGATTTGGGAACTGTTAGAACTAATGCAACAGCGGCAAAAGTGGGAGATTATGGACTTTTATTTGATGGATGCAGCAATGCTGCACTGTCATCCTTTGTAAATTCAATTCAGGCGTTGCATGTTCCCAAAGCCATAACAATTCCCCCAGGAGCGACGTATAAATTGGGTAGTATGACAACTGAAGCTACTGCAACCACTTTTACAACATGTCCGCTCACAACGCCAAAATTAACTGGATATATAAAAATATCAAATATTACTGTTTAAGGAGTGCAATTATAATGGAAAAATATAAGTTTGAAATTTTTAATAGGAACAAAAAATATATATCCACGGTGGGGACCCTGAAGGACGTGTCAGATATTGAAAGGGAAAAAGCCGGAATATTGCAGGTAAGTGCAATGATGGAAGACAATCCTTGCATTGTAAAAACCGATTCAACTGGATTTATTTATAAAGAGATGGAATTACTGTCACGGTGGAAGGATTGGACTGTTGACAGGGCAACAACATTGCTAGGGATGAAAGAAGAAGACATTGATTTTGGAGAAACGGTTGAAGATGCACTAGCAAAAATTACAGAAATCCATAATACACCAGAATCGCAAGGAGTTTCCGAGCTCACGAGAATAGCAGCAGCACTAGAATTTAATAATATTTTAAACATGCCAACACCAAAGGGGGAGTAACACTATGAATTTTGAAACAATAAAACTCTATTATGAGAAAGAGATTTGGACAGATGCTCAGGTTAAGATTGCGAGAGATAAAGGTGTTATAACCAAGGAGCAATGTGAAGAAATTCTAAAAAGCAAAGAAAAGAGACAAAAATGAAATTACCAGATGTGTTTAAGAAAAAGTTGCAGCGCAAAATATTTAGAAAAAATAAGCACAATTCGGTACTAAGGCCGGTGACATTTACGTTCCTAATACTAAAGAAACAGTTAATTTAAAAAGTTTAAAACAGCAAGTTCTTTTACACTTCATCCTCTTAACGATGAAATTAAATTATCAGGGTACATGAAGTTATAATAAAATTTGGAAGGAAATAAAAACAACAAAGGAGCAAATTAAGCTATATGGGATTCATGGATTTTCTTAGAGGCAATCGCAAACAACGCGAGAGGGTTATTATGGTACCGGTATATTCCAAAGCTATAGGAGATGATGCTTGGATTTCAACCATGGCTGAGGATAAATATACTATAGCAGGTAAATGCATGAATGTGCCTGTTTTTGCTGAATCAGTGGAATATATTAGTGACATGATAGCTTCAATGCCAGTTAAATTATACCATCGTGTTGACAATAAGATTGTCGAAAGAACTGATGATACAAGAATAATTTTATTAAATGTAGACACAAAAAGTGGTATGAGTGGATATCAATTCAAAAAAAGAATGATAAAGGATTATTTGTTGTATGGGGGCGGTTATGCAGCTATAAGGAAATATGATGGGAAAATTGACGGGCTGTTTTATGTTACAAACGACAATGTTAATATATTTAAGCAAGAAGAAAAATTATATTACAGGTCATATAAATTTCGCATAGGAGCCGTAGAATATGAACCATTTCAGTTTTTGAAGGTGTTGAGAGACTCTACAAACGGAGTCAGCGGGAAAGGAATGTTAACAGAGTATTCAAATATACTTCATATGCTTTATCACACTTTGAAATATACAACAGGCGACGTTTGTTCAGGAGGTTTGGGTAAGCAGCTACTTTCGACTGAGGCTAACATGAGTAAAGAGATACGAGATGAGCTGGAAGTCAAGATACAAAAAGGAATGGCTCAGATAAGCAATAATGAAATGTTGAATTATGGAGTTGCTCTATTTAATTTGAAGAATATCCCGCTTGAGGATGGATATATTAAACAAGATATAACAGAGCGAATTAAAATAGTTGAAAAAAGCGTACGCAGTCTTTTTCGCATAAAGGATGACTTCTATGAAACGTTCAGAGAGGCTATATTTCCGATAATAAAAGCTTTTGAAGCCGCTTTAAACATGGATTTATTAACGACGAAGGAACAATCCGAATATTTCTTCGAAGTAGACACGTCAGAAGTATTGAAAGCGAACATAAAAGATCGTTATGCTGTGCATAAGACTGCAATAGAGGCTGGTATAAAGACGATAAATGAAGTTAGAAAAGATGAAAATCTAGAGGAGATTGAAGGTCTTGACTGGACAAAAGTAGATTTAGGAACTGCTGTCTACAAAGGCAATCAAATACATGTTGTCAACACTGGTGACACTATTAGTCTTACCTCTAAAAGCCCAGTAGAAGGAGGTGAGAAAAATGTCAAATCAGAGATGCGGTGACAGGGACTATTATGAAGTATATGGGTATTTAAACGCAGTTGGTCGAGATTCGAGAATTATCAAAGATGAAGAAAAACCATATGTAGAAAATATTTATCCTGGTACGTTCAATAAAGTGCTTAAGCGTACAGATAATGTGATAGCGAATGTTAATCATAGCTTAGACAAATATGTAGGGTCTTTGAGGGAACACAACTTAGAGTTGTATGAAGATTCTATTGGATGTTATGCAAAAGCCACCCCAAAAATGGAAGAATTTGATAAAATAGCTGATATAAATAAGTTAGTAGGATGGTCTTTTGAATTCAAACCTTATCCTGACGCTATAGAATATGAGACTACATCAAGTGGACTACAACGGCGAATAATTCACGATTTTGATTTAGAAGCAGTGTCAATAATAGATGACCAAGCAGTTGGAAAGCCATATTACACAGGGACAAGCATTAAGATGCGTAGCGAAAGTACAATTTTGATTCGACCCAGCAATGTGGAAAAAACATTGGGAATAAAAAAAGTGTTTTTTAGTGCCGATGATATGAAAAAATTTAGAGCTGAAGGAGAACTGTCAAATGAGACAACGCATCTAAACAAGCAATTTGAGGAAGATATTTCTTCGAAATTGCGGAAAAGATTGATTTCAGAAATATATAATTCAATAAAATAGAAAGGAAAAAAATAAATGGACAAGTTAACTCAATTAACAGATAAAGAATTATGTGAAAAAAAAGATAATTTGAAGGAGATGGCCGCTGAGATAACCAAGAAAGAAGCCCCGACTGGGGAGGACCTTGAGAAAATGGACGAGTACCGTAAACAGATTGAGGAAATTAATGCTGAACAAGCTAAAAGGGACAAAATCAAAGAAAATTGTAAATTGTTTTCTTCAGGTACAGAACAAAGCACAAAAAAAAGGGCAGAGGGATATGGCCCAACAATTATACAAAGAACGAATAAAGAGGATGAAAGGATTAATGACGTTATAGGAGCAATGCAATCCCAATTGGCAGATTGTGCTCCCCCAAGATCCAAACTTTTGCAGCTAAGTAGATATGGCAATAAAACATATTATAGATCGGAGGGAATAGGCGATAGAGAACAATTGAAACAAGAAGCAATAGATATTATAAAGACTAAAGAACTAATAACAAGAAAAATGCGTGCTTATCGAGAATATGAACCAGGGCTTAAGTTCAGAGCAGAAACTTATGGAACACTGCAGGAAAATGAAAATATTGTTCCAAAGACGGTTAGCAATGAGATTGTCGCTCAAGCTATGGAACTATCTCCTTTAATGAGCATGTGTAATATAGTTAGGAAAACTGGAAAATACGAGGAAATAGTAGAAGACATTTCTAAAGATGACATTACGGTGAAAAAAGTACAAGAGTTTGGAGCGCCCGAATCACATATAATGAGTTTTAAGCCAGTTACTATAAGTTGCACAACATTAAGGGCTAAGGCTGGGATTTCAAGAGATGCCATCAATGACTTAGAAATTCCATTTGTACGACGTGTAGCAAGAAGGATGGCAGAAAAATTCAGGTATGGTGCTGAATGGGCTATGAATCATCCAGAAAAATATGATATGAATGACGCGGAAACTTTTGGGTTGAAAGGGATCATCACCGAAGTTGAGAGTAAGGCAAGCACAGAAATAATTCAAACTGATTTGATAAATTTGATGGAACAGATACAAGATACGTACTCAGAGAAATGTGCATTCTTAATGAATAATGCCACATATTTTGATTTTATACGTCAGGAAGATAGTTTGGGACACTTAAAAGTGGTGGATAATCCAGTTACTCAGAGGCCTATGCTCTTTTACATGGGATATCCCATAGTTAAAGTGGCTGGTATGGATGCAATAGAGGCCGGAAAAAACACAGTATATTTTGGTGACCTATCTGGAATGACGGTACAAATAAGTAGGGAGCTTTCTATTGAATCTGAAGTAAATTTAAATCAAGATGCTTTTTACACTTATGGGTTCTTAAGATTTGGTGCTAAAATAATAGAACCATATAAATTTGTTAAACTTAAAATGAAAGAAGCATAAGAAAAGAGGTGATATGCCTTGGCAAAGATGGTAAAACCAAAATATTGTTTTTATTATAATAAAGAAAAAATTGTTATGAAAAAAAATGTTCCAGTAACTTTGAACTCTGATGAAGAAGTCGCCAGGTTAGTAGATAGTGGATTAGTTGAAGAATATGAAGAAGTCCACCCGAACGGAAATTTTAATATAACAACTAAGGGTACATTTGATATTAAACAGTATGCAACAGTGACTGTAAACCCCACAATATACGTTGTTACATTGTGGGGAGGAAATAATTTAAATGATTTTAGTTATTTGACATTTGTTGCAGGAGAAACCAAACCCTTACCAACTGCAGAAGAATATTCAAATGCCTATATGATAGAAGAAGGCAAACATTTTGCTGGTTGGTCTACTTCTGCAAATGACGTTAATACAAAAATAGATGGAAATTTAAAACCCACTAAGGATATGAATATTTATGCGTTGATACTGGACGATGTAGAGGAAGAAGAGGAAATCAATGAATGATATTGATAAAGTTAGCGACATACAAGTTGAAGATGTACTTGAATATCTTCGAATTGCTGATGCATCAGATGAATTGAAGGGAGAAATGAAAGTCCATCTTAAAGTAGCAAAGGCGTTAGTAAAACTAAACGGAAAGTTTGAAAGTTATGAGGATCTAGACAACCACGAAGAAGCAGTGGGAGCGGTATTTTTAGAATGTGCAGGATTGTACGATAATAAAGATCCGGAAGATGGCACTGGCAAAGAAAATCGAGTTTTAGAATCAATTTATTCTCTACGGCAACCCGATTTTATTAGTTGTGAGCC